CGCCGCCTCCGGTGTTCGTTCCGCCTGCTGTTTGTGGAGCGCCTCCGCCGCCATCTCCAGCCGTACCGCCTTGTCCAGCGCCGCCGCCGCCATAGCGCGTAGTTCCCGCGGATTCGCCACGGAAGGCCGAAGCGTCGAATCCGTCGCCGCCGTGACCGTTTCCGTCGGTGTTTCCCGCTTCGCTCGTGCCGCCTCCTCCGCCGCCGATAGAGCCAACAGTGAGTCCACCGGCGAAGCCTGCCGTCGCGTCGTTTGTTGATCCAGCCCCGGAGGCGCCGCCGTCGCCACCGCCACAAGCACCGATGACTCGTCCAGCGCCGCCACCGCCTCCGCCTCCGCCTCCGCCGCCGCCTACGGAGACGCCGTTGGACTGTGAGCCAACAGCGCTTCCAGTGCCGTGATTTCCAGCGGTGCCCGTTGCGCCAGTGCCGGCCGCGCCGATCGTGACGGTTGCATTTGATGAGAAGTAAACAGTTTGGATTCGTAGTCCGCCTGCGCCGCCGCCGCCATTTATTCCGGACGAACTCCCGCCGGCGCCGCCACCGCCCACGACCATGACGTCGAAGAGTCCCGACTTTGTGACTGTAAGAGTTCCGCTAGATGTGAATGTGAGGAGCGTGTAGTTCACTCCGCCTACGGTGATGCTTGACGACGTTCCGCCCGTAGCGGTTCCGTAGTTGGCTCCGCCTCCGCTAAAAAAAGTGAAGGATGACGCCGAGAGAGCGACGAGCGTCCCGCCTCCATGTTGCGCCAGTGCTAGAGAGCCTGAAGTATTGACGGTGACGCCGGCGCCTGCGGTGATCGTGCAAGTACCCGCGCCTTTGTTTGCGATGAAGATCGTGTCGCCGGTCGTGAAGATCGAGTTATTTACTGTGATCGTCGTCGCGCTGGCGTTGTTCATGATGACGCGCTTCCCAGCGTCTCCGACGACGAGAACGTAGGAGGCCGTCTGGTCGTTGATCGGGAGGTTCGTTATGTCGTTGAGCTGCTGAGCTGTGAGAACTGCTCCAGCTACGAACGGGAACGGGGTCGTCATAGTGCTAAGAGCCTAGCCGACTAGGTGAGGACGTTGTCCGCGTCCATGCGTCCGTAGAGGACGTCATCGAGAAGGAGGGCGTAGACGATGGTCGTCGGAGCCGTGTAGAACGTGACGGTCTCGCCTCGTAGGTCGATCCGGTGGGAGATGCCTTCGACGGTGAGCTCTTCGGTGACGGTGAGCGGGGAGCCGGTCGTGAACGTGCGAGTGACTGCGATCGTTTCACCGATCTCGACGTCCGCGACCGCGTTCTTCTGCCCGGTAGTAAGGGAGCCGAAGAAGGTAGTGACGCCTGAGAATCGTGGCTCCGGGGAGCCTTCGAGGAGGTAGTTTGCGAGCGTAAGCGCTTGAGCGTCTGTTGAGAGGAGGGAATCGGTGATGGCTTCGGCCTGCGTGAAGTAGAGGGCGATCGAGGTCGGGTCGGTGGCAGTCTGGGCGGTTCCTCCGGGACGTTGCACGGTTACCCGGTTGAGGACGGAGTCGACCGTGAAGTCGACGAAGACTTCCCGGTAGGGCGTGTTTGTGCCATTGTCGGCGAAGGTGACGCTCGGAGCTGAGAGCGTGTTTCCGATTCGAGGCTGGAAGACGAGGTCGCCGTCTGATGCTCGGACGAAGATTCGACCGCGTTCTGCTGCGTCTATTTTGCGAAGGTAGTCGAGGGCGTTTGTGCCTTCGGCGATCGCATAGTTCCCGAGTGTCGTCGTCCCGGTCGTAATGTCTCGTAGGGAGGCGCTCCAGCCGACTTCCGTTCGGTCGAGGATGGTCGAGACTCGAGCCGAGGAGAGCTCTTGAGAGGGCGTGAAGGCGTTGAGGAATGAGTTCGAGAGGATGAAGAGGTCGTCGGCTGCGATGATGGTCACTTGGGGGATGGCTTTCGGGCCGACGTAGTCATAGGTGAAGTCCACGACTCGACCTCGGAAGATGACTGTCGAGTTCCGGGTGATGCGTATCTGACGCAGAGGGGAGAGTCCCGGGGTGTCGTCGAACTCGTCCCAGTAGATGGAGGCTTCGTTATACGGGTCGAAGGCTCGAGTCGTGTCGCGGGCGATGATCGTTGCTCGTCCCGGTGCGATCGAGTCGAGGACAGTCTTCTTTCCGCGGTCGATGTTGACGGATACGACGTCGATCTCGGCGAACTGGTCGACTCCGTTGAGAACGTAGGTCGTCCCGTTGAGGATGCCTTGCTGAGTGTCGTTGAGTGTGAAGCCGTCGCCGAAGCCGACGTCGAGCTCTACGGTGAGCGTCCCGCCGGTGATGATGTTCGCGGGCATGGCTCAGACTGCTATCTGAACGTCTAACGGCCCGGAGACGAGGTTATAAGTCTGGAGAGCTTCGACGACGAGATTCGGAAGGTTCGCGTCCGCCGTTACGGTGTTGACGGTGACGTTGTAGATCGCTTGCTTCGGTGCGTAAGCGGCATCTAGCGCCGATGGAATCTCGTAGAATCGGCTCTTGGCTGCGTAAGCCGATGAGAGTTCCGCCGGCATCGTGTAGTAGCGGTTCTTTGCGTCGTAGGCGCTCGGATCGAATGGACTTGGCGCAGTCACTCCGCCGCCACCGCCGCCACCGCCGCCTCCACCGCCGCCGCCGCCTCCACCGCCGCCACCTCCGCCGCCGCCGAACGTGCCGCCAGATTCTAGTCGGTCGAGGCGGTCGGGGACTGCTGCTCCGGGAGCTGATGGTGCGCTAGGAGCTGCACCGAACGAGCTCGAGATCGACACTTTACCGATCTCCGGAATGTCAGAGAACGGGTTCAGTTTGTTCGCTTGACGGATCGCGAAGTTCACAACGTCGATGATCCCGTTCACGGCTTTCTCGAATGTGCCGACGAGGAATCCTGCAATCTTGAGCACGAATGAGCCGAGAGATGAGAGCGCTCCCATGAACGTAAAGACGACGTCGATGACCGGGCCGATCGCTTTTCCGACGACGTCGAAGGCGACTCCGAGGACTTTTGTCAGTGTTGGAGCGACGTAAGTAGTCACGAACTTGATGAGGTCGCCGAAGAAGTCGCGCATCTTCTGAATGTTCCCCGAGTTCTCTTGTATCTTGTCGGATACCTTCTCGAAGATTTGGCTCAGTCCGTCGAAGACTTTGATCGCGACGTCACGGATGACCGGGACAAGTTTCTCGCCGATGAACTCGGCGACTTGCTGAATGAACGGTAGGAGTCTGTCTCTAATGACCGGGACGACTTTGTCTCCGATGAAGATGGCGATCTTCTCGAAGATAGCTGCGAGTGCTGGGCCGTACTTGTCGACGAGTTTCTGGAACGCTGGGACAACGTCTTCGACGATGAACTCGGCGATCTTGGAGAGCACCGGGAGGACGTAGTATCCGACTTGTTCGACGAGCTCACCGAAGAAGACTTTGAGTCTGTCGACTTGTCCAGAGAAGGTTCCTGCGGCTGCTGCTGCTGAGCCTCCGAACGTGTCGCCGAGGACTTCCATTACTTCGTCGAGGGATGCGCCTTCTTTTATCATCGTCGCCATCTCTGGCGAGAGGTTGCGGAGTGCCTTAAAGTTGCCTTCGTACGCTTTCGCGAGGGCGTCGGCGATGGTCGTCTGATCGGTTTGGAGCGCGGTAGAGATGTCGAGGACAAGCGTCATGTCACGGAGGGCGGTCTCTGTGTTTTTCGTTCCTCGAAGTAGTGCCTCGTAAGCTGGGCGGAGTTTGTCGTCGGCGACGCCGGTCGCGAGACTCATCGCGCCGAGCTGGTCGTCGATCGACTTCACCATCTCCTCAGATGCCCCGGTGACGTTCCGCATCGTAACCGCGAGCTGCTCGAATGACTTCTGGTCGTCTGCTGCTTGCTTCGCGGCGAAGCCGATCCCAGCGGCGAGAGCTCCGACGCCTGCGGCTGCGGCGAGTCCGAGTTTCTGAACGGCTCCGCCAAACTTGCCGAGAGCTCCGTCGGCTTCGTCGAGGGACTTCTTGAGCGGGCCGGCGTTGCCGACGATGGAGACGGTGATCGGTTTGGCCATGATTAGAGGTCGTACTTATTGCGGACGGATGTTATGCGCTCGGCGTAGAGGTTCGCAATCTCGCCTCGACGAGTGTCGGTCGCCTCGTAGATGAACGGGTTCGGCTTGATTCGACGCTTCGGCCAGCCGAAATGAATCGGGCCGGCATACTCGACGAGATCACCAGACGCCGCACTCCCGGAGCGCTTTGAGCCACCGGAAGAGCCGACTCGAATCTTCGCAGCGGTCTTCGTGGAGGCGTTCTTCATCGAGTTCGCGAGAGCTCCGGAGAGCACCGGGACGAAGCGCTTCGCGTCCCCGAGGACGACTTCGGCGACTTTCTTATTCGTCTCGAGGAACTCGCCTTTGACGAGATCGAGGTCGCCTCCGAGGGAACGGAGGTCGCGTCGAATCTTCGAGAGTCCTTCTACTTTGACTGCTCCGGCGACTCCATCGCCTAAGCGGTAGCCGAACGTTCCCGAGGTGCTAGCCATGTTGAGCGCGTCTCCGTTCGTTCAGTTTCTTAGCTCCATCGTAGAGCGCACGAATGACCTCGTGGGGCGTCCGCATGAGCGCCAGAGGATCGAGCTTCGTGATGAGTGCGAGGTCGGCGATCTCTCGAGCTACCCCGCCTCCGGGGATGCCTAGTTTCCCGGGCCGTCCTCGTGGCCGACCGCGGCGATGTCCTTAATCCACTCGTCGAAGACTTTCGTGACTTTGCCGGAGTTCTTTTCGGCGAGCCACGCAAGGTAGTAAAGGGATTCCATCTTCGGCTTCCCGTTCGGATCGAACGCGGCAGAGATGGACACTTTCGCCCAGCGCTCGAACGCGATCTGTGAGTCTGCGTAGACGGGGAACGATTCTTGCGTTCCGTCTTTCCGCTTTATTGTGACGGAGATGTCGAGCATCGTTTAGGCGACCGCCTGCACGATCGCGCCGCCGGTGTAGGTGGCGGTTACTTGGACAAGCTCTCCTACGGAGACTGCAATCGGAGCCGAGGCAAGGAAGGCTCCGCTATGCGTATACCTAGGCGAGCTGGCACCCGGGGCGGCAGTGAGTGGCTCGTAGATAATCGTCACGGAGGCGCCGACGTCGCCGAAGATCGCTTGGATCGCTTCACCGGAGGCGAAGGTTCCCATGACCGTAAAGGTTGTTTCCGACGACTGGAGGCCTGCGACGAATGTCCTCGAGGCATCTTTCAGACTCGTGCTCTCGAGCGCGTCGACGTTCTTTGTCATGGTGATCGAGACGAGCTGGTCGGCGAGATCGACCGAGTCCACCGTGAAGACGGAGGCGGCTCCGAGGAATGTTGCTGTAGGCATGAGGTGAGTCTAGTCCTTGTCTGTATCGGAGGCGTCCTTGCGGGCGCCTTTGTGCTTGCGGGGTTCATCGTAGCCGATTTCTGCGATGAGATTCTTCGCTCTTGCCCGGTCGAGGTCGATCCCGCAGAGCTGTAGGCCTTCTGCGGAGACGATGTCGCCGTCGGCGAATCCGTAGAGGCGTCGGCTGGTGACTCGGAACTTTGTCATCCGTAGCACACTACCTCGAAGCGGTACGCGAGCATCTCGACGCCTGAGACGGTGACGGAGAGCGGGGAGGCGCGTAGGCATCTGATCGAGGAGACTGAGCCGCCGAGCGTCTGATCGGCTTCGATTTTTGTTTTGATGGAACTATTCCCGGTAGCGGTGAGAAGTCCGTCGAGGTAATCTTGCGCGGCGCGGTCGCTCATCCGTCCGGCGATAACGGTGATGTCGAGGTTCGCGGTATCGGCTCCGCGTTTCATGACTAAGTCCCAGTCCATCGTCAGATTTCCGATCACTGCCGCCGGTGGGACGACGTTCTCGGGAATCGTGTCATAGACGCGCAGTCCGGTGATGTTGAGCGCGAGTTTCATCTTGTCGCGGACTGTTGACGGTGTCACGCGACGACCTCGCGACGGTACGCCCGGACGATCGCCGAGATGTCTCGCCCGAGGGGACTCATTCGGATAGCTCCGAGTTCTGAGAGGCCGAGAACTCCGCCTACGGAGGAGGCTCTCTTGACGTAGTCGGCTGAGAGGATGAGGCAGGCTTCGACGACGTCGTCGGGCGGTGTGCCGAGATACCATCCGAAGCGGGCGGTGACTTGCACTTGAGGGCGTCGTGAGATCGGCAGAGGGAAGAGGTCGGCGCCGACCATAGTTATTTGCGTATAGGGGCGCTGCTGCTGGGGTGCGGTGACCGGGTCGAGAATGTAGTCGGTGTTCAGGACTTGGATGTCCGTGTAGTTGCCGTTCCCGGTGGCGTCGAAGGCAACTTGTAGTCCGCTCGTGGAGCCGATGTCATCGACGAAGAGCGTGTAGAAGTCGGTCGTCCGGTAGAGGCGGGCGGTCGCGTTCGCGTCCATCCAGAAGCGCCGGTTAGCGATCCGGTCGATCGTGCGCGATGCGGCTTCGATGGCCTTCTCGATGGTCGCCGTCTCGTCTGCCGTGACGGTGCTCATGTTGGCGTAGGCCTGAAACGCGGCGAGTGTCGTGTATCCGTTCGTAATCGCCATGTCTAGGACTTCTTTCTCTTCCGCTTTTTGGGAGATGAATCGTCCCGGCTAGGAAGCGGATCATCCTCGATGCTCGGACGTAAGGAGGCGAACGGAGCGTCTGGGATGCCCAGCCGGGACGACGCTTTAGTCGTCGTCCGTCCAGCCCGGAAGCCTGCGGAGACTCGGATCATGCCGCTACCGATCCGAGCCTTCCGCGAGGCCTTCGAGTTAGAACGTTGGGGTGACGAGGCCAGTTCCGCCGATGAGGGCGAAGGCGTTCGGATAGCGGTTCGCTGTGTAAGCGCTGTATCCGTAGACGACCATCTTCACTTCCAGCTCTGCGGACTTGACATCCTCGAAGCGGAGCATGAACGGAGCGCCGCCGGCAGTTTCCCAGAGGTGCGACTCTTGGGTATTGCCGATGATGATGACGTCCTCGTTCGAGCCGGTGCCGTTTGTCGTTGTGACGTTGGCGTCGGTGATGACCGGGAGTCCGGCGATCGAGTAGCCGCTGTTGCCGTAGACGACCGAGCCGTTACCTACGCCGATGGCGTTCTGTGGGCCGTTGATGGTTGGCAGGGCGAGTGGGCGTCCTGCGGTGTCCGTCGCGGCGAGGATGTAGGCCAGTCGGCGTGGGTGCATGAGGATGAAGTTCGGGCCACCGAAGTAGTTCGTCTGAATGCGCTGTACGCCGTCCAGAATCTTCGGGTAGAGCTCGGCCACGGTTGGACTTGCATCCGTGTAAGTGATGACTTGCGTGATCGTGTTCGTCAGTGACGTTGCCGAGGTCGTGACGTTGAGCGCGTCGAGCTGCGTGTGATACGCGCTGACGAGGTCGGCCATGACGAGGGAGTCGATGCCGGTTCCACGCTCGAGCGCTTGACGGCTGACGTTCTGCTGACCGGCGACAGTCACGACGGAGACGTCGAGCTTCGTGTCGTCCATGTTCGTTTCCTGCACTGCGGAGCCTTCGGTCTGCACTGCTACCGCGGAGCCGGTCGTCACCTTCGAGATCGAGAGGGTGAGGCCTGCACCGGGGAGAACGTGCTTACGCGAGGCGTCCATGAATGGGCGACCGGCGCGAGCGAATGGTGCTGCAAGGTCGGTGAGGAACTGAGGAACGACGAGGCCGGCGAACTGGGCGGTGCCGACGTCGCGCTTCTCGATGCGCTCTTCTTGCTGATGGCGGGCGATGCGCTCGCGGGCGTCGAAGTCGCCGAGCACTTGAGCGGCGAAGGCGTCACGCACGAACGAGAAGTCACCTTCTGGGCGGTAGGTGCGCTCTTCGCGGGTCACCCGGGCGGGTGCTGCTGCGCGGGTTTCCGACTTGGAGCCGTCGACCTTGCGGGCGAGTTCGGCTGCTGCGGCCTTGCGGGTTTCGATGTCTGTCACTTGGGCGATGCGCTCGTCGAGCTTCTCGATCTCTTTGGCGAGGGCGGCGACGTTCGAGGTTTCGACTTCTGAGATGTCGCGGTTCTCTTCCGCTGCGCGGTTCAGAGTTGCGTCGATGAGGTCGGCCTTCTGCGAGCGCTGCTCGTGGAGGCGGCTGAGGAATGAGTTCACGGTTGGAGTCCTTTTGTGGGAATGGTTGCTGATGTTGCTCTCCGGGTGCTCGCTGCTCACCGTGGCGGGTGTCCCTTTCGGGAGGTGCGCTCTTCGTGGCCGAGGGTGCGGTTGAGTAGAGACTAGCGGACGTCTGTCGGGTTCGTCAACGTGCGGAACTCTCGGAGGATGGCGTTCGCCCACGCCTTACCGGGGTCTCCTCCCCATAGCGCCCACGCGATCCGACCGGCTGACGGATAGCCGGGTTCGCCGGGACGGAAGCCTTCGCCCTCTTTGTCGATTTCGTGACGTGCGAAGTAGGACGCCATTCGTCCGACGGTCGTCCTTGAGAGGTTCCTCCGGTTGATGATGTCTCGAGCGCGGGCGACTCCGACTTCGGTTCCTCCGCGTCCGTATGTTTGACGCCAGTCAAGGCCGCGTCGAGCTTCGGCGATCATGCCATCGTTCGGAGCGTAACCTTCCTGCCGTTCTTCGGAGCTGCGTTCTGCTTCGGCGATGTTGAGGGCGGCGAGTTGTGCGAGTGCTTCGCGTCGAGTGCGATGACATCCTTCGACAGAGCCGTCGTCATCTTTGACGACTGCATAGCCGGAGGCGCACTGACTGTTATTCGTCTCGATGTGCCACGGCATAGGCGCTAGTCGAGGTCGGGAGTGAGAACTCGGAGCGTCTCCGTGACGCCATCGGCGCACACTGCGTAGATCGTTTCGTTCGTTGGAACGAAGACGGTATGCGGCGAGGAGTGTTTTTCGTAGGGTACGCCGAGTGATGAGGTGACGTCTGAGCCGCCGACGTAGACAGTCGAGTTGCCTACGATTTGCAGGTAGATGTCGCGCGGTTTGTCGTCTTTTGCGACGACGATCTGCCGGGTGCTCGTGATCGAGTAGCTCTTCGAGATCACTTGCGAACCTTCGCGACGATCGCTTCGATGGAGGCGAGGTTAGGTTTCTCGATCTCTTGGCGTACTGCGACGATGTTCGCGGCGTCTCCGTAGGCGCCGAATGTGACGAGGGAGACTTCGGCGAGGTGAGCCTTGATCCGGTTCACTACTCCGTTGCGTTTCTCATCTTTGAGCGGTTGGAATCCGACGGAGAGGTTCGTGAGCACTCCGTCCCGGATGAGCTCGAGCGCTTCGTCTCCGGCTTCGGTCTTTGAGATTCGGAACTCTCCATAGAGTCCGCCGTCTCGTTCTTCGAGCATGACTGCTCGTCCGATCGGTGCGTCGGTCTTGTGTTGGAAGAGAAGTTTTACCCGGTTCGCGGCGCGGGTGACGTCACGGAAGACGCCTTTTCGGAAGACTTCTACGAGGCCTGCCGAGATGCGCTGCTCGACGTCGTAGGGGACTGCGATTCCGACGACGGTTCTTCCGTCGCCTTCGGCTCGTAGTTCGAGTGAGGCGTCGTAGTTTCTAGTCTCCATCGTCCTCAGATTCTAGTCCTTCGTCTTCTTCGAGTGGAGTTGAGACGATCTCGGCTGGCACCGGGTCGGGGTCGATGCTCTCTTCTTCGGCGAGCGGTTCCCGGTTCTCGAGCTCGCGCACTTCGTCGATGCTGAGGAAGCCGGCGTCGAGCGCGATCTTGTGAGCTTCGTAGCGGGTCTTTGTATCTGGGCGGAGGAGTGCGTCGATGTTCATCTTGGCGAACTGTCCTCGCGGTAGGTACTCCGTGAACTTCGATTCGACTCGCTGAATCCACGGGAGGAGGCTCCAGCGCACGAGCTGAAGGTTCTCCTCTGAGACGTTGGAATAGGTGCGGCTCGAGTTGGGTGCGCCGAGATAGTACGCCGGGAGGCCGATCATGTTCGCGATCTCCGTCAGTGAGAACTGACGAGTCTCGAGGAGCTGCGCGTCTTTCGCGTTGTCGGAGAGCTGCTGAAACTTCGTCGACTCGTTGAGGACTGCCGGAGTGCGCTTCGTTCCTCCGTACTGTCGAAGCCATTGAGCCTTCAGTTGATCGGCTTCTTCTTGAGTGAGGTCGGGGTTCGCCGAGTAGATGATGCCGGTCGGCTGTGCTCCGCCGTCGAAGTATCTTTGCGCGTAGGTGTTGACTGCGACCGCTCCGCCGATGGCTTGACGTTGAGCTGAGAGGATTCCGTATCCGACCATCTCACCGGGCATCGAGAAGCCTTTGATGTGGAGCACTTCGTCGGCTGAGTAGTCACGGTCTTCGATCCGGTAGACGAGACGTCCGTCTTCTTTGCGGACGTGTACCCGGTGGACTGCGACGGGATAGATCGAGTCGGGGTAGCCGTTGAGTCCGGGTTCGCCGAGGATGGCGACGTAGTTCCCGTGAATGATGAGGGAGGCGACCATCGCGGAGACTGTTTCGATTCGTGTCTCTGTGGGAACTGGCTTTATGAGGAGGTTCGGTTGAGGGTCGACGTACTCTTCGCCGCGGTAGGCGTGGAATGGGAGTCCGCCGATCGCGTCGGAGATGAGGGTGACGGCTCGCCAGATACCGGGAACGCTGAGTGTCGACGTCTCGTCGACGATGACTCCGGCGTTGATGTCGGGGAACATTCGTCCCATTCGTCCGGCTTCGTCGACGTAGACGTTCGGATAGGTGAAGCCGAAGGACGTTGCGCGTTTCTCACGCCTGAAGAAGTCACGGATCGCCATGAGAGGTAGGAGTCTAGTAGATGGTGGAACGAGCCTTGATGGTCGACTTGCTCTTTGTCGTGGCGTAGTGCCATGCGAGGCAGGCGGCGTAGAGAGGGGAGATGTCGGCGTCCGGGGTGTTTCGTTGGAAGAGCCACTGCTGACCGACCGCTCGACGTGTCGCGGCTGCGACGGCTTTATCGAGGCGGTCGTCGCTCTTGACGTGAATCGTCTTGTCGAGGATGGCGTCGTAGAAGAGGGCGCAGGCTGCGACGACGTCCGCGGTTCGGTAGATGTTGATCGGGACTCCGAGCTGCTTGAGCGGGTCGACGAATGAAGAGGCGGGGCCGTATCCGTCGACGACGACGGAACCTTTCCATCGTCGGAAGAGCTCGAGGGTGCGCTGCTGAATCCATGCGACGCCTTCTTTGTTTTCGATGAGTTCGATGTTGCCGTTCTGATCGCATACCGCTATCGAGCCTCTGGATCGGTCGAGTGCTACGTCGACGGAGAACGTGAGCGTCCCGGCTGGCGCGATCTTCGGAGAGCATGACGCCGCCCACACTTTCTGGGGGATCATCTGTTCGGAGACGGTGCTCCAGACGTTGAGATAGGAGCGCCTGAACTCGTTGAGTGTCATCGTCGACATCGCGTGTTCGACGGCTGACTCTTCGACGGTATGTCCGAGTGCGGGCATGACTCGCCTCCAGACTTGCCGATCGAAGGGGTCGTCGTCGGCGCTGGCACTCCACTCGAAGTAGGCGATTCCTTCGCCCGGGTCGCCTTCGGATGCGGCTCGTCCTTGATCGACTTTCCGCTTGAGGTAGAGGGAGCGTTCGGTGCCGGCGGTCGACACGACGAGTATCTGGGCGTCTTTCTTTGTGGCCATCGTGGGGAGGAGTGCTTGCTCTCTGACGTCGTCTTCGTCGGCGAAGGCTTCGTCGATGATGGCGAGGTCGAGTGTGCGTCCGTGGCCTGCGGAGATCGAGTTTCGTAGGACTTCTATTCGTGAGCCGTTGCCGAAGATGATCGCCTCGTCGCCGTTCGCCCGATAGACGCGGTCGATGAGTCCGGCGAACGGTGAACGCTCGAGGATCGGGACGAAGTCGTCTAGTAGTTTCTGGCGGGCGTCGTGGCCAGTTTGTGCCGTGTATGCGATGCGCTGCGGAGCACCATAGAAGAGCGCCCGGTGAATCATGATGGCAAGGATGAGCGTCGTCTTCCCGGACTGTCGAGGGACGGTAAGCACTAGCTCCCGGTAGGCGGGTCGTCCGTTGAGGCGTTCACCGAATACGTTCGAGACTTCTTCCTGCCATGCCATGAGCGGTAGCCCGAGGCCACGACCGACTAACGCGATGCGATCCCCGAAGGATTCGCGATCACTTCGTCGACGTGTTGCGTAGCGAGGCTTCGAGGTCTCGGAGGACGTCGTCGAACTCATTCCGGCGCTCCTCTCCCGCCTTGACAAGTAGGGCGACTGTCTCCCGGTACTCCTTCCAGAGACGAGCGTTCTTCGCATCGTCCGGATCATCTAATCGAGCTGCAATAGTTCTAGCCATCGCGACAGTTGCCGAATCCACTTTGCCGAGCGCGTCCTTCGCGTAGAGCCATTCGATGACGTCCTCGACCGCTTCCCGATTTGTCCGGATTCGCACCGATTCGACCGGAATCTCCCGAACCTTCCGAGGCTTTGCCGAAGATCGTTTGGCTTTGACTGGATTCGACTTAGACATCGGAAGCCCGGGATTCTGACACCGGAGAGAACCTGACGGGGACTGC